CATTACACCACCACGTTGACGTGTGTCTGCTGATTCACCTCTGTGACTGCAACAGACCGCGTTGAAACTTAACCAACCACTTTGGCTACGACGTCGTTTCGGAGGTAGTAAACCGAGGACTGCGTCTTGTACAGTATTAAACATTAATTGTAATTATACAGCAAAAACCGTGAATAGTCAATTAGTCTGCTATCCAAACTATGGCACCAGCAATTTGACTAATTGACTGTGCAGATCGCACTGCCACCGACACAAAATCTCCAGCAGCCACAGTGATTCTATATGGTTCCAAATTGTATTGTTGATATCCATTAATGCCAGCAACAAAACTGGCTACTGGTGTGTTGTTGGTGGTGGTAAATGTGCCTGTTGTGGTACTGACTGTGGGAATGGCTTCCGGCAGTTCTATGTAAGTCTGTGTGCCTGTGGCCAAATTGGCATTTAGAAATAACAATATTTCTATAGGGTCGTTGCCTTGGTGTGCAACCGAAACATCCTGTATAATGATTTCTCTGGTGTTAATGATTTCATTGTCAGTGATTGGGTTGCGAATTGAAAACAGTTGATGTATAGTGCCGCTGGATAAACTGCTTTTTGAGTTACTGAAACTTCTGGTATAGTCGTTTTTGGTAGTAAAGCCTTCGTTGAAACAGCCCATGGAAGCACCACGCACCCAAGCCGATTCTGAGCCGCCAATGTTGTAGGCCACATAGCCTATTTTATAATTGGGATTATGACTCCAGGGTAAAGTGTTTTCATTGCTCCAACTGATTTCATGAAATGGCATTATGCCACCGGTCAGACTGTTTTCAATGCTGAATCTTATTCTGCCTGCGCCAAGCCATCTAAAATCAATTTGGAACACATTGAGTTTTGTTGTATCAATGGTCATACCACTGGGCCCGGTGCCGTCCAAACTATCTAGGCTAAAATCACTTTGATAAATCCAGTTTTCTGTGCCCACAACTCCGGCTTCTAGTTGACTGAACGTGCCTGTGCTTGTGCCTGTGGAAGAATAACTGTAAGTGCCGGCTAAAGGACCGGTAGCCTCACTTAAAAACACTACCTTAGCACTTTTGGATTCTACGATCCAGCCAGTGGCCACACCGTCTAATTCTCTAGCAATACGTGCTGCTGTTTGAATTGCGGTTTCACCATTGACCAATGTGACGTTATAGGCCACACTGTTTACGGTCACAGTGGCTGTACCACCCGAGCTTGCTGTTGCAATAGTGAGTTGTCTGATTTCTGCTCTGGCACCATAGAAGTGTAACACACCGAACTGTCCATTGTTAACACCGACCTGCAGTGCACTTTCTTGATTAAACAGTCCTGCTCTAAGACTGGTGCCTGCTGTGCCGCTGAACATGGCAGTAAAACGTGCCATATTGGCCTGTCCTGCTCTATATCTTAAAAAACGCCTTGAACGTAGCACACCATAACTGTAGAGTGTGGCACTTGAAGTGCATTCAAACATCTCATCACTGTTAGACACCGCAGTTCCGCCGCCGGCGGCGTAGGTTTGAAATCTATCTGCGTCCAAGCCGTATAGTGCATCCAATTGCAAAATTGGTTGTAGAGCTACAGTTAAATTTTCTCCCCACGCACTGAGTGCATTTATACTGCCCACTCCGGTGCGTATAATAGGCTGACCAGCAGCATTGTATTCCATGCTTTGATGCAGGTCATTTAGTTGATAGTTGGGGAAAGGGTGTATGTAGGGTGTAGTATTTGCACTAGTTGCCATGGTTTACAATCCCCACTTGGTTGATAGATAGTTTTCTACGTTCCTGTACTCAATGTTGTTCAGTGTTTTACTAAACATAATTACTTCTGCTACATTACCTGCCAATCCGTTGGTGCCGCCTTCATCGTTTCCAATAAACAATTCCTTGTTGCTGGCACTGGTATTACCAGCAATGGTGCCTGTAAATGATAGACTGGTGTTGGCCTTGTTGATACGGTACAGTAATTTATCACTGTTGGTAGATCCTGTACCATCGTAGACCAAACTGTGAATAATCCAACTTGTGTTTGCAGCAACTCCACTGTCGCCTGTAGCACCATTCATACCTACAATAAAGTTGCCAGTACCACCTTTGATCAGCAAATCGCTTTCATCAGTAACTGTTAATGTTTGTGTACCCGAAGTTGTGCTCTGTTTGGCTAATATAAACACAGTATATCCTGCTTTGCTGGCCAGTGTTGTAAATGGGTTAACTGTCAGACTGTCTGTACCATCAAATTCTATATAACCATAACCGTTAAGTGTTTCTGTGTTTTCGTAAGTTGGTTTAGCACTGCCGCCATCTGGATTGGCATTATGTTCTTGGCCAGACTTATCAGTCCATTGTGTGATTTGTCCTTCGTCTGTGGCACTGGGGATAAGCGTACTGGTATCTGCTGCATCATACCAAACTTCAAATGTCAACAGTGTGTCACTGTCAATACCTTCACTAATTGATGTTGGATTGCTGATTAAACTAACTGTGGCCCATGGACGTCCTTCCAATAGGCCGTCTGGATGAACATTTGGTGTGCTGACGTTGCCCACATACTTGGCAGGCAGTGTGTCAACGTCATAGGTATTTCTGTTTCTGTAAGCAGGAATGTTTACATTTGCTGCGGTGCCTCCACGACGTTTTAGTTGTTGTATGTCTAACCTACGTTCTTGACGTAGTTGCAGATTACCTGTTTGTATGGTGTGAAAGAAAAATACAGAGTTAGCAGTGTATCCAACGTCTGCTAGTGTGCTGGAACCCAATAGTCCACTGTCGACTGAGTTATTGGCCAACAGTATTAAGTTACCGTAGTAACTGCTGTCCAGTGTTTCGTCTGAAATAGCAGCCGTGCGTACTTCTGCTAGTGTATTAGCAGTGTCTAAACTTAGTGTACTGTATAAGCCTGTAAGACCTTTGTAGACTACATCAATTGCTGCCATTAGTCACATGCTCCATAACCTGGATATAAACTTACACTGTCGCTACGCATGTCTGCGGGATTTTTACTGCGGTGCATGTCTGTGCCTGCAGGAAAACTGGCTACTACAGGAAATACTTGTTCGTCTGGTGTGGTGCTGGCCTGTGTGATACCTGCCAACTTGGCTAACTGATCAATCTCTTGATTTTCTTGGCTGTTGTCTACAACGGCAACCACAGGCTCTTGTGGCACTGTATCTTGTTGTGCTAAGTCGATAATGTCAGCAACTGCTCTAAGTATTTCTGCTATCTTCATTTTGCTATCCGTTTTAGTATTTACCAGGTGCTAAGGTTGGCTCGCTTCCAAGTGTCTGTGGCCACGCAAACATAAACATAGTCACCATCCCATGCAATAGTACCGGCAACTCCTGTACTGTTGTTAGCAGCAGGAGCACTATTGGCTGCAACCACAAACGCACCTTTGTTTACTGTAAATCCTGACTCACTAGCAGTTGTAACAACGTTTGCCTGTGCAATATTACCTACAAAAGTTTTTACCAAACCATTGGTACTGCCTAAGATTAGGTTACCTACGTTGCCTAGGCTTGGACCTGTGACATCATTGCCTACCACATATAAGTAACCATCGTTTTTAGTTGCAACGTCACCAAAGAATGCAGGATCACTGTAATTACTACCATCAATACCCATGTCGATGAAATGCATATTGTCGTCACCGTTGTCAGCAGTTGCTACAATATCTGTGCTGGCACTAGTGCCGTCACTTAGGTTTTGTTCTACCAGTTGTTGATAACTGTCGACATTACCATACATTTGCACAAAAGCATTAGGGAATGAACCAAATGTTGAACCATCGGATGTGACAACAAGGTTCCCTGTCAATTGTGAAGTATTGTTGTCTTGAAATTTAGCTACTACTGTACTATCATGTCTAAGTTGAATTAAACTAACGTTGCCTTGTGATGTATCATAGGCATGACTAAATCCAGTCCTTCCTTCTGGAGTTAAGAATTGGTAACCATTTGTATAGTTGGCTGATGCCCAATATTCTCTTGAATACAAAGAACTATTACCAAAAGTAACATCATAACCAACGCCATCTTCCCAAGGTTCAGTATTAAAACCGATTCTGCCGTTATCGCCGCGAATGAATATTCCGTCTACACTAGTGTTACTGGACTGTAGTTTAATATTTCCAGTATTAGCATAAACTTGATTGTTTGTTATAACAACGTTACCAATATTTCCAAACCCCGATACACTTAAATTGCTGAAACTGCTTCCGCCGCTGGTACTGTCGATCGTATAGCCTCCTGCAGTGCTTCCATCATGAACACGCAGATTCCAATTATCTGTGTCGATGGTAATTTCGCCAGCAGCGCCAGTATAACTGTCATTTACTGTAACGTTACCACGTTTCCATTGTACAACTTTACTCATTATATGTTCCCAAAATTAAATGTAGCACTGGTAACTCCATCACCAACTTGTCCAAGGTCTAAGTTTACTGGAGGATTAATAGGATAGGCTGAATTACTTAAAAATATTTGTCCCGATGCGCCCCAATTATCATCTACATAAGCAGCAATGTTTGCACTACCATTATCTACCAATACATTGAAATTGTATTTTTCTCTATCTAATTGCACCAAATCGTTGCTACTTATTGTAACTGTACATAATCCCAAATTAGCATTACTGATAGTAACATTACTTTGTAGAACTACGTTGGCATTAGCATACACATAATCATCCACCATGTTAAAGGTCAATGTATAGCCTGTAATATTCACAGGCTTTTGGTCCGAATTCAATACCTTGAGTTTGACAATGTTGTCTATATTTTTATACAAATTAATAGTTCTGGTATACACTACACGATTCCTTTGCTCAACAGTAGGGTCTATGTCATACTGGACGTTGATAGTATTGTCATAAAGATAACTGTAGATTTGCTGCATTAGTGTATTTAGCGGATTCGCCATAAGTAAGTTCTGACTTATTTTCGAACTATAAATATCACTGTGGAAGAATACTACCAAAAACTACTAGAAGAGTATCCTTTTTTAAGTCTTTTGACCTACGGCGGCAATGAATACATAGGCATAATTCAGAATTGTGACGACAGTATTACTACTATCTACGACTATGGTATCCTAAGAACCCAAGAAGAAAAGCAGGTTTATTTGGAACTAGCAGATACTTGGTGGTGGGAAAGTAATAGGATGGTTCCTATAAATCTTTTCATTAAACAAGACTGGGCTCCTTTTAGGGTCTGCTTAAAGACTTTTATCAGCAAGGATGTAGATATCAAGTATGGGCCCACAATCAGCCTAAAAGAAAATGCACAAAAGCGCAGTAAGCGCCGTAGTATTACCCTAGTCCGCAGAATTCCCTAGCAAATTCATGTTGACTGCTACCAGTGTAGCATAAGCAACTGCGTGACTCTGCTTAAAATAATAACTGTCGTCTTCGGGACGTTGCCACACAGTTTTCCTAACTTCACCCCAGGCCTGTCCTATTAAGTGGCGTTTGGCAGGTCTGATTACACTGATAAACATGGCCATTCTAGGAATACTGTTAACTGCTTCAGGCATCTTGATCAGTGTATCGTAATGATTACCTATGTGAATTAACTGCTCACAGAATGCTCTATCATACAGTTTGTCCCACTCAGGTTCTTGCTCTATCAACTCTAATAGATGTTGTTCGCTTTTGACTTGACTGTACAGGTTTACATTAAGAAAATCTAACTTTAAATATCCCAAATCTTCTGCTCGTTCATAGTCTATGCTGGCATATCCTGTAAATGGATCTTGCGGTATTTCTGTAAAGTACACACCTGTGTTGTGTTTTGAGATGGAACCATCCTTAATTATACTGGCACTAGTATGTGGCAATATGTCCAAGATCTTTGTTCTGTCTGCAAAGTCAATGTCAATGTCTGAACGAAATTTCATGTTTTCAAGTAATCGATAATTTGTCTTGTGTTGATAAAATATTTTTCTTGTAAAAATGGCATTTCTTTATTAAAAATACGTTCTAGATTTCCGTTAATATAACTTTCTTGTAAAATAGTCAAATTATCAAATTCTAGATCTAACTCATGTTCAACTGCATTTATTATTTTATCCGGTAGGATATTTAAACTTAAGAAATATTCTAAATAATGCAAAAATTCTCGGTGCTCTTCTTTATATTCATAATTTAAAAAATTAAAATTATAAAATTGTTGGATGTTTTTAATTTCCCTGTCAAAATTTTCGTAATTATAAAACGATGAAACTGGAAATCTATATAATTTTTTTCCTTCTTTGATTAAAGAATTAATGAACTCTTCTTGTCCGTCTGTCGGACCAAATAAACTGTTATCTCTATATGCGTGTTTAAAAAACTCTCTTAGAATATGTCTAGGACAGTTAGGTTCCAATTCGGACAAATTTACATTATAACTTTTACATAAATTTTGAAGTAGAGATTTATACATTTTAATGTTTAATTTATGAAAAGTTTTGATGTGTAAATCGTGAGTTTCTATTTTTCTATCGCCAGCACGGTATAATATTATAGATTGTAAATTAAGTAAGTTAACTTTTTTATCAATCTCTATAACAATAATATTATTTCCTTTAAACGGAATTTTTTCTGTCATATAATGGTCGCTGTGAACTGACTGCGCTTTTTCCACATAACTTTTTTTATGACTGGTTCCTATTTGAGTAAAAGGCATCCCCAATTTTTTATTCGTTAAACACAGGTTAAGAATAAACTCTAAGAAATTACCATGGGTTCCGCCTACAAAATCTATTTCCAATATCAAGTACGGCATTAGCATCACAGGCCTGCCTTTGCTAGTATATCTTTGACCCACTCTGTGTCTGCAACATAGTCTGTGAAACGACGTTGCCAAAAGTCTGGATCAATGTAAGGCAAGATCATTCCGACTTGTTCTTCGTTGAGCGTTTCGAGGAAATGTATTCCGCTATCGCAATTAAACACAATCCAAGCAGTGACACGACAATCACAAATTTGCTTAACCACACGATTACTGCTAGCCAATCTAAAGTAGTCATTAAAATTTCCCTTCAATTTTTCATCTGTGTCTGCTAGTAACTGCATTTCACGTAAAGCACGTTCTAATGCGTCTTTAACATTTTCTTTACGAATGTATTCTAACATCCACTCTGTGTACATGGACTCTTTGGTCCAGTGATCAATCTTTTTATTGTTTTTTAATAACCAATCAATAAAGCTGGCAGTATTAATGCAACGTATTGCCACAAGATGTCTGCCGAATTTAACAAAAGCCATATAATAAGGACTGCCAACAAAATCTTCATATGTTTTTAGTTTTGCACTACCCTGTGTAAGTTCATAAAATCTCAAATAGGCTTTAAATCCTATCTGTACTCCCTGTTCATTCTGTTGTTGATACCTGCGCTTGGGCTCGCAAAGATGTGCAGCCAATGTGCTTTCTTTACTGTAACTTTTGTTGCAATACCTACAGGTATACGTCACCCTAATTCCCGTTTAATGTCCTGGTCTGTCATGCCAGACTCTTGTGCCAACAGTTTTAAAGACTTAGTATCATTGATTGCGGCTAGTAGTTCTATTTCATCTTGCTTACGTTCTGGATATATCTTTTGCAAAAACTTTACTGCTTTACTGTTTGATCCTTCTTTCTTTTTTGCAGCCTGCCAATAATGTCGTTGCCGACCCATACCCGGACTAACTGTGGTAGCCAATAACCATTGCAGTTTAGGATGTTTATTTAAATCAAAAAAGTTTACATTCAACCTTTCGTTAGTTACACGTAAGTACCATTCTTGAAAGTCAGCACTACCCTCTACGCTGGCACCATAACGTAGCATCAAGTAAGTGCTAAACTTCTTTTGTTCTTCTGGTGTAAGTTCGTCATAGAACTGTCTGTTCTTTGTGTCGAACTGAGCCATTTCATTGTTAATCGATAGTTTGTCCATTATACTGGATGCCAAAAAACTTCATTGTTTTGTTGCTTTAACAGATAGTAATACATTTTAACACGTTCTAATTCTTCTGCCAAGCCTGGATGTGTCCGAGCCAAAACCATCATTTCTCGGTAAACTTCTAACTGTTCTTGGTCAGTTGGTTCGTATTTGTAACCAATTAACTCCCTCGCAGTTTCGCCTGCATATCGCCTGTATATGGTTTTACCGCCATCCGGCGATTCGTAAATGTACGGTCTTTCAGTTAAGTCGCTCATACTACCATACTTTTGTATAGTTAACAACCTCACTTTGCCTACTGATGTCTTTAACAAAATAAACACACATAGGTTTTTCTACGCCTGTTTCTAAAGGAACGGCCAACATCTGTCCTGGTTTTAGTTTAGGAAAGTACCACTTAACGTCCTGATAGATGTCAACAACTTCTACAGGAAAGAAGTCTGGCCTAAAACTTGTTAATGGATTAAAAGCAAACGCACTAAATCCTCTGTCGTTGATGCTAGTAAGAGGAACTACTTCTAAGTCGCCCAAGTCCTTTTCGCCTATTAGCAGTTGCCAATCAATTGGCATTTTTATAGTAGCGTTGCCTATCTTTAAGACGAGAGCAGGGCTGTTAAAACTTTCTAAAAAGATTAAAGGAATAAAAAAGTAGTCAGGGTCTTTGGGATCTGAATTATCTAATACGCAAAAACGTATGTCATCTACTTCTTCTGGTATATCATTTAATTCGTAACTGGTATTGTCTAATGTTAATAGTCTCATATAATATTAATAGTGTTACGCAAAGTATACACTCTTATAAAAATATGTCAATATCTAATCTGCAATTAATTCGTCTGTTAAACAGATTCGAACATAATCACCTCTTTGGAATTCTATCATTGATTCCGGTCCCAACGCTAAAGTAATTGTTTTGGTGGGTCGTAATTTAAGATCTTGGCAGATTTTTAATGACTTGTTATGGAATTTTTCAATCAACCATTTATGGGGGAAGTTTTTTAAGAGTTGTATAGACAAATATGCACCAAGTCTATCAAAAACATTACTACCCAATAGAGTAGCAGTAATACCGTCATCTATTTTTTCTTTGGTAAATCTTATACCTAATCGCAAAGGATCACTTACCATATTTTTACTTAAACTTGTAGTAAAGTCGGTTACACATTTTCTATCTAATGGATAAATTACTGAGGTTGAGATTCCGAAATAAGCTCCATCCACAAACACAGGAACATTTAATTTATCTGCATTGTCCAATAATTGGTCCTGATCGGGTAGTTCGCTACCATTTCCGCTATATGGCATACTCAAAATTATACAGTCGTTTATTTCAAGCGGTGCATCCTCTAGATACACTAGTTTTCTATTCCAAGTTTTGCAAAGTATTTTAGTTAAAATAAAATCGCTTCTACTTACCCTTACTGTCCTGTTTGGATATCTTGCAATAAATTCACCGAATGCATCACTGGTACCCGGGCAAAAAGAACTTAATTTAAATTGATCTAAACCTTTAATTTCATGA